GACATAATCTCCCATCTGAAAAGTTGGGAGTTTTATTTTAATGGAAGTCTAGGTGTTTCCTCCTATGGTATGTTATAATAATTGTATCAAATCTTTTTTTCATTTATTTATAAAATCACTGGCACAACCTCCTTCACGGAGGTTTTTTTTAATGAGATGCTAGGTGTTTAACTCCTGCATATGATATAATATATTTATAAATCTTTCTTTAATTTTATAATTTTATTTGGTATCGATATATGTATTCTTTTTTCGCTTAAGAATCATATTCACTATTAAGAAACACACTTACTCCCTAGTGTGTTTTCTTTTTTTCTACCGTTTTCTAGGTGTTTCACACCTTATCATGATATAATATATTCATAAGCTGGTGGGGAACTTTTGACATCAAATTAATACGTTCGGTCAGTATTAAGCTCCTTTCATAAATATATCTTAGTCATGTTGTAGTAAACTTTGCGATTTTTACCCCCCAGCACTATCTTTGTTAGCTAAACTTAGAAAAAAATCCCCCCCTTTCATTTTTTTAAAATGAGATTTTCCTGGAAATTTAAGACTTATTTATTTGGTGATTTTTTTTCGAAAAATACTTTTTTAGAGAGGTATGAGTTTGGCATATAAAAATAGAAATGAAGATAAATGGGTAAATTATCTTCTTAAAAATGAAAATCGTGTTAGAAATAGACTTAACTTGTATTTGCTTACTGAAAATGAAGGTACTAGCGATAATCTAGGAGTAACTACTAGCAAAACTGGTAGAGAAACAGAGGACAAACTTATTAGGAAAATAACTAATAAGAATTACATATTCAGAAAGCGTTGCTTACAATGTTTAGAGGACTATTTCAATGAGTGTTCTCACTTAGAACAAGACATATGGACTCTACACTACAGAGCAGGATATTCTCCTGAAAGAGTAGGTTATGAAGTTCATTATGGCAAAAGCACTATCTATAATTATTTGAAGTCGATTAAAGCAGAGTTGACTTTAAGAATACGTAAGATAGAGCAAGAAGTGTATCAAGTTGACAAATAGTCAACCCTCCTTATTTAATTATTATTTTTTTCTTACTGATAGAGATGTTTGGCATAACATTGGTTTTCTTCAATAAGAGTTAGTTTAAAAGCTAACTCTTTTTTATTTTGTCTTAATAACAAAAAAGCTATCAAATGAATTGATAACTGAACTGAATTATTTTTTTTATTTTTCATCATCATCATATATACCCCCAAAATAAGGAGGTTTTTTTCCTGCAGCGAGCAAGGGGGTAAGTGAAAATCGGTTGAAATTTTCGGACAAATCCTTTTGGAATAAATCGAAAAATATACTGATTATTTAAGAATTTAAAAATAGTAAAATCTCCGTGTGGTTTTAGAATGTAAAACAACGTTAAATAGCGGTTTTATCTATATAATAGAAGAAAAAAATTAATAGCGGTCGTAAACGTTGCTGTAATAATATTTCTAATATAATTTTAAAATAATTTGAAAAAAAAGTAAATAATCTATTGACGCATTTGCGGTAATATGTTATTATATATATGTGAGTTGTTAAACAACTTGCAAAATATATAATTTAAGAGGTTAAACCTTTTCGATTAAAAGAAAGGGGGTAACAAAATGAGATGCTTTAATATTCTTGATGCTAGTTTAGAAATAATCAAGTACATTGTATCAAATATAAAAGAATTATATTTTATATATACAATTTTAATAGTACCTTTATTTCTAAAGAAAAAAAGCAAAAAGAAAAACGTTAAGCACGGCAATGCAAAACGTTTGAAAAAGTAATTGAGTTACTAGGAGCATGAGAACCATGCTCCACCTTTTGAATTATTATACCATATAAACAAGAATAATGAAAGGGGTATTTTAAAGATGAGCGAAAAAGAAATTAAAGATAGTAAAAAGGTAAGGAATAGTAAAGACCGTGAAAGATATTTGAATAATGAAAAATCAAGAGAGTTAAAACAGTATACTAATAGAAAAAGTACGGCTAGAAATTTTCTTTTGAAATACATAAAAGAAGAAGACAAAGAAGAATTTATAAATATTTTAAAAAAACTTTTAAAAAACTATTGACAAATAAACGCACGTGCGATATAATGTAAATGTAAGGTAAAGGAAATAAAAAAAAGCGATAGAGTTAACAACCGCCAAGTTAACCAACTCTATCACTGAAATGGAATTTAATAAAAGATAGAAAGTTTCTACCCTTTTTAAAAAATTCATATTTCTATTTTACCACAAAAATTTAAAAATACAAGAGGTAAAAAAGATGAAAATTTATATGAAAAAAACGAATTATGAAAAAGTTAACGGTAAATGGGTTGTTGCTAAAAAATATGATGAAGTAGAAATATCTGAAGAAAGATATTACCATTTAAAAAATGATAAATTAAGAGGTGACCGCCGAACATTTGAGTATTATTATGAATTTGGCGAAAGAATGATGGTTAAATTATCATCTACTGAACCTATATATAGAGAAATAAAAAGCGTTAGAGAATTTAGATTCAAAAAATAAGGGGGGTATTAAAAATGGAAAGACTAACTAAAAAAGAAATTAAAGAATGTAAAAGAAACGTAAGTCAATACGGTGCGGATTACTACGGTTGGTGGAAAAATATGTTAGATGTTATTGCTAGTATTGATGTTTACATGATGTTGGAAATAACAGAAGAACTATACAAGTTAGGATATAGTCAAGATAAAGATTTTAGAACTTTTGAATGTGCTTTAATTACTGAATTTACAAAGCAAGTAACTTATCAAAGTTTTAAAAAGATGTTGCCTTGTTTTTTAGGAAAATATGGTGTGAGATACGAAACCGGGGAATGTATTCAATATTAGGAGGTATTTAAAGATGTTAGTATATGAAAATAGAGGAAAACAAGTAGAATTAAATAGTAATGAGATTGAAAGTATTGATGTTAACGTTAAAAAAGTGGTAGGTACACCTTTTGTACCTTATCAATATATATATGGTTGTGCAAGTCCGAAAATTAAAGTTAGGGCGGTAGTTGAAATAGAAATTAATGATACTGTTGTAGATTCATATGAGAAAGATGTTGTAGTTGATAGCGATACGCTAGATGAATTTGAAACTATAAAATCAATGAATGAAAATGAATTATTTGAGTTAACAAGAAATAGTTTTGAAAATGAAAAAGATATGTTGATAGAAATAGTTTTAAGAAATAGAATATTAAATTAATTTAAAGCGTGGTTAAATTGCCACGCTTTTTTATTTTGTCTTTTTTTACCTTTGTACTTTTTGGAAATTTTGGAAAGTAAAATAGTATTATCAGAAGTTGTATAAAAAAAATCCGGGGGGTTAAATATTTGAAACTGAAAACTTGCACATATTGCCGCAAAATCCACGGTAAGGAAATAAATTGCACGGCAAAACGTGGTTATTACCGTGATAAGAATACACGGTATAAAAAGGATAAAGACTATATCAAGTTCATCAAGTCAAAACAATGGAATAACAAAAGTCAAGAAATTAAGTTGTTAGATTCACATTGTTGTTTAGTTTGTAAATCGTTAGGGTTGGTTAGTCCAGTTTATTTAGAGGTACATCACATTAACAAGGTTAGAAATGATTATGAAAAAAGATTAGAGAATGATAATTTAATAACACTTTGTGTATTTCATCACAAGCAAGCTGACAACAACAAGATAAGTACTAACGAATTGTATAGACTTATTAACAAGTATAGAGATACTACAGTAAGCAATGATATAGTACTATTATAGCGTTACTCTACACAGTGGTACACCTATACTACCTTACTACCAACGTACCATATAGGTATGTATATCAATGTGATAATAGTATTGTATGATGTGTGTATGATAGTAGATAGTATATAGATATGTATATGTATATAGTATATGTATAGTATATATAGTATATGATATAGATATGTATATACATATGAATAGTATTAATATATATTATTGATTTGAATTGAATAAATAATAATTAATATTAATTAATTTAATTAAATGATTAAATGATTGATTGAATTAATTAATAATGAAAGCATGGCAAAGCCTAACGGGTGGCAATGGTATGCTTTTTTATTATGTTTAGATAATATGTAAATAGTAATAAATCCCATTTTTTAAGAAAGTACGCCCCCCTCAAAAAATAACGAAATTTAGGTGTTTTTCTTAGACCAACCTGCCCTCCTTCATTCACAATTGCAGCAGCTTGCTAACCATTATTGGAAAATTTGGGCAAAAAAAATAGGCTTTCCTTTTAATTTTTGGAAAACCTCTAATGCTTGCTAAACTTTATTACTACAGTAATTATAAGCGATTTAAAAATAAAAGTCAAGAGGAGAATTGCACATGAAAAAAACGACAAAAAAGGAAGCAAAAAAAGAGCAAGGAATGGGAAGAAAAATCAGTCAAAAATTTTTTGTACCATCAAAAGAGTATAAAGACAATAGAAAAAAATTGTTTACTGCTGTAGAGAATTTATCTATAGGAGATAGGATGTTATTTTATGAATTATTTGAGATATTTGAAACTCATGTAGGTATCTGTAAACAATTGATTAAAGAAATCAAAGGCGATGGAGTAATTATCGAAAAAGAATACGTAAAAGGACGACCAACAATAGTAGCGCATCCAGCAATAACTAACTATAATGCATCTACAAAAGCAATGAACACAACTGCATCACAATTATCTAAACTATTTGATAAGTTAGGAGAGAGTGATAAAGCAGGAATTGACTTAAAAGAAATTTTAGGTAAAGGTTCAGAGTAATGTTAGTAGAAAAATCTATTAAATATGCTAAAGATGTATTAGCTGGAAAAGAAATTACTACTAATGAAGTTAAATGGGAGTGCCAACGTTTCTTAGATTTACTAAAAGAACAGAAAAAGAAAAGTTGTAAGTACTATTTTGATGAAGAAAAACTAGAAACTATTGACAATTTACTTAAAGTAATGACAATGGCAACTGGGGTAGATGGTATCAGAGGACAAAGCGTTAATGAAACCCTAGCACCATTTCAATGTTTCTTTATAGCTAACGTGTTCGGATGGAGATTTAAAGCAAAGAAAAAAGTATTTAAGTATCGTGAGATAACATTATTCATACCACGTAAGAATGCTAAAACATTTACTTGTGCTTTAATCTTCTTAATTCTAATGCTTACAGAGGAAGACTATTCAGAGTTCTATTCAATATGTATTGATAGGGAGTTATCAGGGGAGGTTAAAAAGGCTATTGTTCAATTAATAGAGAACAGTCCAGCTTTACAACCTTATTTCAAGTTGACTTCTACATTAGCAGGAAAAATTACCTGTACATTGAATAAAAATACATATCAAGCAAGGACTGCTGTAGCAAATAGTAATAACGCTATCCGTCCTGCTGCATTCATTGCAGATGAAGTTGGTGCTTTTAAGACTAAAGACAATATCAAAGCAATGGAATCAGGACAATTAAACGTAACCAACCCTCTAATGTTTAAAATTACTACTGCTTATGCAGAAGATAAAAGTATCATGCTAGAAGAACTTGATTATCTTAAAAAGATATATGCAGGAACTGAAAAGGATGAACGATTATTTGCTTTACTTTATTATGCAGATGAAGATAATTTGTGGACGGAACACGGTTTACAAATGAGTAACCCTTTACGTATAGAAGATAACTATGAAAGTATTAGACGTATGCGAACAAAAGCATTGAGTGTTGAGAGTGATAGAGCAGAGTATCTGACTAAACATATGAACCACTTCTTACCAACACTTAGTGGAGAAGAATACATTGATATTAATAAAGTCAAAGAGTGTATTGTACCTATGGTTGATTTTAGTGGTAGAGATGTTTATGTAGGACTTGACTTAGCTTTAAGTACAGATAACTTAGCTGTAAGTATAGCAAGTCTAGATGATGATGGAGAAACTATATTATTAGATAGTTGGGCTTTCATACCTGCAGGAAAAATGGAAGAAAAGAGCAGGAAAGAACGAACTAACTATCGTTCACATATAAGCAGAGGTAATTGCTTTGCTTGTGGAGATGAAGTAGTAGATTATGCTTTCGTAGAGAGCTTTGTAATGGACTTAGAAGAAGAATTAAACTGTAATGTAATGGCAATTGGGTACGATATATGGAATAGTGCAAGTACTGTACAGAAATTAGAAGAAAATGGTTATTTAACGGTTGCTGTTAAGCAGCATAGTAGTGTATTACATCCTACAGTTAAATTAGTAGAAGAAAAGATACTGAATAAAGAAATTCAGTTTGAAGATAATCCGTTACTTATCCAAAACTTCCAAAATGCAAGGTTAGTAGAAGATAATAACAGAAATAAATACGTAAATAGAAAGAAAAGCACTGGAAAAATAGATATGTTAATGTCTACATTCAGTGCTGTTCATTTATTAACAGAGAATGAAATATTAGGAAATACGTTTATAAGTGCTGTTTTATAGTCCTAAATAAGACTTAAAAAGGTTTAATAACGGAGGAAAGGAGGATAATATGGGAATTTTCGGAAATCTATTCACAAGAGAAGTAAAAGAAACAAAACCAGCTTTATTTGAAGAAGTTTTTGGAGTTGCTAGTGATAGAGTTACCATTGATGATGCTTTAGAAATACCTATTGTAAATGCTTGTGTATCAAGAGTTAGTGATGTTATAGCATCTACTGACTTAAAGTTGTACAAGAAAACAGATAAAGGTAGAGAAGAAGTAGAAAATGATAGTAGGGTAAAACTACTTAATACAAGAGTAGACAATGGTTCAATCAATAGTTTTGAACTGAAAAAACTAATGGTTAGAGATTATTTCTTAAAAGGACACTGTTATTTCTATATAAAACGTAAAGGAAATACAGTTGAAGATATTGCTTACCTGGAAAATGTAGCGATAAATCATAATCACGACCCATTTAACAAGGTTTATACAATTCTTGCTTATGATAGGACGTTAAGACCTTATGAAACACTTAGAATTACTAGGAATAGTAAAAATGGTATCAAAGGTAAGTCGATTATAGAAGAAACAGGACTACATTTTCTATTGATTATCAAAACAATGGAACGACTTCTAATGGATGCAAAACGTGGCTTCTTACCTAAAGGAATGTTCAAAATGGAGAAAAACATTAAAGATTTAGATAGAATCCGTGATGATATTAAAAAAATGTTAAGTGATAACAATAGTGGATATATCTTTATGAATAGTGCAATCCAGTATGAACCTTTGGAGAAGAAAAAAGATGTAGAGAATGAAGCAAAAGCAAATACTTCTGAATTAAATAAAATTGCTGCTATGTTCGGAGTACCTGTAAGTATTATCAACGGTGGAGCGAATGAAGAAGATAAATTTAACTTTATCAACTTTACTATCCTACCTCTATTAGCGAACATAGAATCTAGTTTAAACAGAGATTTACTTACAGAACGTGAACAAGGTAAATACTATTTTGCATTTGATACAAAAGAGTTGCTTAAAGGAAACTTGAAAGAACGTTTTGAAGCGTACCAACTAGCAATTAAAAATAATATTATGAGTATGGACGAAGTACGTGATTTAGAGAATATGCCACGACTTAACTTTGGTTTCTATAAGTTTAATATTGCAGATGCTATGTATTACAGAGATGACGATAACAATATAAATATGTTAGTCAATGTAAATACAAATACTGCTATTGACTTAAATCAAGTACTTAGTACAAAGAGTGAAAATGGTGTAATGGACTTCAATCCGAATCATAGTAAGAGTGTTTTAAACGATAAGAATTTTGGACAAGCAGACAAAGTTGCTATCGGACAAGAAGAAACTCAAGATGAAGTTTCAGATGAAGAAGAATCTAAAACACGTCCTGAACAAGACGATAAAAGGTTAAATAAGAAGGGAAAGGAGGTAAAGTAGATGAAAGTTAGAGTTTTGGATAATAAAGCTATTATCAGTGGATATGTTAACGTAGCAGAGCGAATTTCCAAAAGACTAAAAGAAAATGGTACTGAATTTTACGAAAAAGTAAAAGAAGGTGCATTTGGAGATGCTGTAAGACGTAACAACAACATCAAAATTCTCTTAAACCATGACTATCAACGTGAATTAGGTAATACTACTAGCAATTTAACAGTATATGAAGATAGTATCGGTTTATATGCAGAAGCAGAAGTAACTGATGAAGAAGTGGTACAGAAAGCGAGAAACAATGAATTAAGTGGATGGAGCTTTGGTTTTGTACCTTTAAAGGAACATATCAATGAAACATATAGTGATATACCTTTAAGGACTGTAGAAAGTCTTAATTTATATGAAGTGTCTATCTTAGATAACAACCATATACCAGCTTATAATTCAATGAGTTTAAATGTGAGAGATGTTGCTCATGAACCTATTGAGATTAGAAGTTATGAAAATTTAAATATTACAGTGGATGAACCACAAGAGGAGTTGCAGCGAGAAGTTGACAACTCTATTTTTATTGACAAAATAGACGAATTTTTAAAAGAGAGGAACTTATAAAATGAATTTTAAACAATTAATTGAATCAAGAAATGATAAAATCGCAAAATTACAAGCGTTAAAAGAAATTGCTAAAACAAGAGCAATTACAGAAGAAGAAAATACAGAGTTTGAAACTTTAACAGAAGAAATCCGTGCTTTAGACACACGTATTAAAGTATTAGAAGCAGAAGAAAGAGAACTAGTAGATACAGAGGTAGATAAACTAGACGTATCACAAGAATTACGTGAGTTCTTAAAAAATCCATCAATCTCATTACGTGCTTATGGAACTGGAGCAGGAAACGTATTTAAAGCATCAGATGCAGGTGCTGTTATTCCGAAAACATTATCAGATAAAATCATTGAAAAAATTCTAGCAGAATCTGATATTTTACCAAAATTAACTAAATACTCATTAACTGGAGAGCTTTTAATTCCTAAATTTGATGCTTCTACATTATCAGTTGCATTCTATGATGAGTTTGCAGAAACAGTTGAAAGTAATGCTCAATTCACAAGCATTAAATTAACAACATTCCGTATTTCAGGACTATTAAAAATCTCTAAATCATTAATCAACAATGTGAAATTTGATATTGAATCATTCTTAATTTCAAAAATCGCAGAATCATTCAGATTATTCTTAGAACAATCAGTAGTGCAAGGTGCTGTTGGTAAGTTCGATAGTTTATTTACTGCTTCTACTGAAAACACATTAACATTAGCTAAAAAAGATACATACTCAATTAATGATTTAATCGATTTACAAGCTAAATTAAAATCTGTATTTCAATCAAAAGCTGTATTTGTAATGCACAAAGATACATTAACTATCTTACGTAAATTACAAGACAACAATGGACAATACTATGTACTTCCTGATGTAACAAGAGGTTTTGGACAACAAGTGCTTAACACTTCAATCTTAACTACTGACTATGCACCAGCAGGACAAGTATTATATGCAGATTTATCAGCATATGGACTATCAGCATCAGAAGAAATGAATATCCAAGTGTTAAATGAGAAATTTGCAACTCAACACGCTGTAGGGGTATCAATCCACGGACAATTTGGTGGTAAAATCACTGACGACCAAGCGTTCGCATTACTTAAAAACAAAGAATAGGTAGGTAAGTAAGATTGACTGAAATTTGTTTAGAAGATGTAAAAAGTTATTTAAGAATACTTGATAATTCAGAGGACGGTCAATTAGAGCTTTTGTTAGAGAGTGCTGTTGAGTATATCGTTAGTCATACTGGCTTAAATGAAGGTGTAGTAAGGACTAAAAACGATATACGAACTGCACTACTAGTATTAGTTAGTGACTTCTACTGGAATAGAGATTATCAAACAGGAAATAAATATCATAATAAGTTAGTCGAAAACATTATAGAGAATAATAGAACTAACTTTATAGCATAGGAGGTACTTTATGGTTATTCAAACAGGAATGTTTAATAAGAAAGTTACCTTTATTAAATACACGGTTGTAACTAACTCTTTTGGAGCTAGAGGAAAGCGAGAGGAAACAGAGTTATTTCAAGCGTATGGATATATTAGTAATTTAAGAAATAGTGAGTTTTGGGAAAGTAGACACGGCAATGATAAGAGTAAATTGCGATTGAGAATAAGATTTACACCAAAAGTACTAGAATTAGATACTAAAACGTGTTTTGTAAAGATAGACAATAAAACATGGAACATACTTTCTATTGAGAATGTACTTAATAGAAATAGAGAATACTTGATGTATTTGGAGTATAAAGATGAGTAACATAGTTAGCGTTGAAATTGAAGATTTTGGCAACTTTGAAAACTGGGTAAAGGAATATCCTAGAAAAGTGTATGTTATGGCAGAATTGAGTGGTAGGAAAGCTGGTAGAGAAGCTAGAAAGATACTACTTACGACTTCTCCTGCAAAGAGTGGTAAATACTCAAAAGGATGGAGTGTAAGGAATAAGTCTACACTAGCAGGTGGAGTAGAGTTTGTTATACATAATAAAGCGAAACCACATTTAGTACATTTACTAGAAGATGGACACGAGATGTTTCTGTTTGGGAAATACATGAACAGACGTGTACCTGCCAAACCACACTATGAAGCTGCCAAAGGAAAGGCAGGAGATTTATTTGAACAATATATTGACAAAGGTTTACGAGAGCTTGACTAAAGTCGGTGTACCTGTAGCTTATTTCAATTTTGATAATACAGAAGGTATAGAAGCTCCGTTTATAATCTTTAGAAACACAAAAAACATAGTCAGTGCAGATAGCGATATTTATTGTTACGAGCATGAGTTTAATGTTGAATTTTACCATCATGGAAGTGATGAAGAATTAGTAGAAAAATTTAGAGAAGCGTTGTACGGGATAAAGAAAGTAGTGTTATACGAACAAACACCACTAGACGGAGTTATTTTATTACGTGCAACGTTTAGTCTTTTAGAAGATAGAATTACAGAAAAAATACGAGAAACAAAGGAGAATGTAGTAAATGAGTAACAAATATATGTTTAATTTAAAAAATGTTCACTATGCGGTAGTTACAGTTGGACAAGACGGAGCTTTACAACACGGAACTGTTAAGCGTTTAATGGGAACAACAGAGCTTACAATGGAGTTAGAGCAAAGTTCAGAGAAACACTTTTCAGAAGGACTAGTATATTTTGTAACAACTTCAAGTGCAGGATATAAAGGAGAGTTATCTATTTATAACGTAGACTCTGACTTTGAAAAAGACGTACTAGGACTTAAAGAAGATAGTAAGAAAGTTCAGTACGAAACTATGTACGACCAAACAAAAGAAATTGCTTTACTGTTTGAAGTGGATGGTAACGAAAAAGAAGAAAGACACTGCTTATTACGTGTTAAATTCTCAAAACCTAAATACGAATACAAAACTACTAACGATAAAGTAGATGTACCAGTATTAAAACTTTCTTACGAAGGACTTTCTAATGAACACGGTATTGGACGTATTAAAACGTATAAAGAAACAGATGGAGAAGTTTACAAAAACTGGTTTAACGCTGTTTATAAAGTAACAACAGAAGAATAATTTAAGATAGGAGCTTTTTACAATGAAATTAAAAATCGGACAAAACACATATGAAACAAAACAGGTTACTGGGAATTTCCCTATTGAGTTTTATAAAACTACAGGTTTTGATATTTTCGACTTAGAGGATGTAGATTTATCAGTTCTTAATAGATATGAAATCATGTTAAATATTGCATACGTATTAGCAGGTAGAACAGACACAATCGAGGAGTTTGCTAATGAGTTTACAATCGCAGATTTAATTGAAGCATATACAGATATTGTTAAATGCTATGCAGAAACTACAAAACCTAAAGTAGAGAATAAATCAGAAAAAAAGTAACCACAAGAAAGATGACAACCCCACTTTACTTACTTAGATGTAAGCAAGTGGGGTATTCTTATGAAGATTTAAAGGAGTTACCTATGGATATTGTTCAAGGAAGTTTTGTTGAACAAGGTAATGACTCATACGACTATCCACTTAAAGCAACACAAAATGAAATAAATATGCTTTAGGAAACATTAATTTTAGAGGAAAGGAGGAAAATAAATGGCACTAGAAGAAAGAGGTAGACGGATAACCTTAAAGGCAGATATATCTCAATTAAAAACTGCATTTAATAAAATTAACGTACTAGCTAGAGAGAGTAAAACAGAGCTTAGGAAGATAGGACAAGCGTTGAAGTTTGACCCACACAACGTAGCTTTACTAACTCAAAAACAACAAGAACTGAATAGAGTTGTAGCACAAAACTATAAACTAATCGGTAACTTGAAAAAACAAATAGAAAAGCACGTAGAACTAGGAGAAACTAGAGAAGTTAAACTATTAACTACTCAACTTGAGATTTTACGTTCTACAAATGAAACGTTTAAAGCTAGTTTAAAAGAAACTAAACATCTTTTAAGTAATATTGCTAGTGTTAGTGGACTAGCAAAGCTGGATAAAGAGCTACAATCAAGTAGAAGTAATGTTGAAAGACTTAATAAGGCTTTGAAACTAGATACAACTAATGTAAGCAATCTAGCTCATAAGTTTCTTGAGTTGCAATCTCAAGAGGATGCACTAGTTAAGAAAACTCACATACTTATTCAAGATTTGAAAAAGATTGATTTTAAAGTGAACCCACAAGGTTATCAAGAGCTAAAAGCTAAATTAGAACAAGCGAAAGTAGAAGCTAAACAAGTTAGATTAGAACTTGATAAACTAGGCGGAGCAAAATTCAATCCTGTTATCGTTCAATTAGAGAAACTAGATAATGAGATTAAGAAAAGTCGTGAGAGTAGCAAATTGCTTCAACAAGCGTTAGATTTTAAACCTACTAGCTTAACTAAAAGTTTACATTTAGAAGAAACACGTACTCAACTAGAAAAGACTAGAGAAAAGATTAAATTAATGAAATCGGAACTTTCTAAATTAAACACTCATGAAAGTAGAGAAGAATTTATTAAATTATCTAGTAAGATAGTCGAGAGTGAAAAACACGTTAAAGATTTAATACATAGTGTAGGAATATTGAATGCTAAGAAACTAGATGGTTTAAATGGTAGTTTTAGTGCGATAGGAAGTTCTATTGAAGGAAATGCACAAAGAATAGCTAACTTTGGTAGAAACTTTACTTTTGGTTATACTTTACCAGTTACTTATGGAGCTAAAAAAGTAATCGATAGTTTTAGAGAAACAGATGATACTCTTAGACGTGTAGCAGCTGTAAGTGATGGAGCTGTAACTGACTTTGCAGGTACATTTACTGAAATGGAAGGTAAAATACGACAAGCATCTCACGGTACTGTTTATAGTATAAATGATGTAGGTCGAGGAGTCGAAGACTTGATTAAAGCAGGTTTAAACTCAACTCAAGCTATGGGGGCGGTTGGACACGCTATGAACCTTGCGAGAGCAGATGGTATCGACTTAGCACGAGCTACTGAAATTATTACTGATGGTATGAATGCTATGGGAATACAGTTCGGTAAAACTGAAGGTGAAGTAAAACGAAATGTTGGTAACTTTGTAGATATTCTAAATGCTGCAGCTGTAGCTTCTACAACAGACGTTGGACAAATGGGAGAAGCAATGAAATATGCTGGAGCAATCGCAGGTACATTAGGTTTTGAAATGAAAGACTTAGGTTTAGCGTTAGCAATCATGGCAAACCAAGGTATCAAAGCATCTACTGCAGGTACTTCATTACGAAGTGGTTTAACTAACTTAGTAAAACCATCAAAAGCAGCAGCGAAAGCGATGCATAGTATCGGTTTTTCAGCAACTGATGCTATGGGTAATATGAAACCATTATCTCAAATCATGGCAGAGCTTAGAGAAAAAACCCAAGGTATGACAAATGCACAAAAAAATGCATTTTCAGCAACAGTCTTTGGTAAAACTGCAATGAGTGGTTGGTCGGCAATCTTAAAAGCAACAAATAAAGATGTTGATAATTTACGAAAAGCTATTGATGAATCTACAGGTTCAACGGAACGTATGGCAAACCAAATGAATAGTGGAGTAGGTGGAGCAATTGATAAATTCAAAGCTTCATTAAGTAACGCTGCTTATGAAACTGGAAAAGCATGGGGACCAGCACTTAAATCTGTAGCAGAAAGTCTAACTGAATTACTTAAATCATTCAATGAATCGAGCGATGGAACAAAACGCTTTATTACTGGAGTGTTAGGAGTTACTGCTGCTTTAGGACCACTAACGTGGGCAATCGGTGGTATATTATCTCCGTTTCTTAAATTCAAAAACTTATTAAGTACATTCAGAACTGCTAAGGCTGCAGCAGAAATGGGAGAAGTTGCTAGTAAAACTGGTTTATTAGCAAGAGCTTTCGCTGCTGTACCTCCACAAATGAAATTATTCTTAGGAGCAGCAACTTTAGTAGGTGGAGGACTATTGTATTTAAAAAACAAATATGACCCTCTAATGGTTGCTCATAGAAATGCAATAGAAAGTGCAGAAAAAGTAGGAGAAGCATTTAGAAAGGTAGGAGATGAAGCTAAAACGTTTGGAGATAAAATCAAACAGACTAGCGATGTTTTCGAAAATACTTTCGGTACTAGTAATAAATTTACTGAAAAGCTAAATTATTTAGTCGAAGAAACAAGAGATGGTTTCGATAAGATTAGAGAAATCTTAAATAAAGCAGCAAGTGATGGTAGAGAAATTACTAAACAAGAAGCAGATGCTGTAGCTGAAAACTTTGAAAATCTAGTCGACTCTATTAATAAGAGAGTAATTGCTGAAAGACAAGGTTATGAACAGATAGTGCAAATAGCTAGAAATGCTTCAGCAAATAAAGCTATAACTGACTCTGCTTATGAAACACAATTTGCATCACATATAGGTAAGTTAGGACAAATACATGAAGAATCTAAACAAAGTACTCAAAAATGGTACGATGATTTAATAGCTATAAATAGTCAACTGCCACCAAACTTACAGTTGAGTATGGATAGAATTAATGAAATATATCAACAAGCGTTAGTTCGTGATAGAGAAAATTTCAGTCGAAGTTCACAAGCTGCTATTCAAGCATATTCTGAAAGGTATCAAATAGAAAATGACTTTATACCTAAATTAGCAGAAGCTAAAAGAGGTATGGAAGAAGTTGAGAAGCAACACCAACAACGTATGCAGGAAAATCGTGAAATTGCACGAGGAAATATTGAATTACAACGTACGATGGATGCTCAAGAAGATAAACGTTATGCAGAAGAAAAAGCATGGCACTATCAAGACTTAGAAAGTAAATTTGATGCACATAGAATCAAACACGTAGGACAATGGTTAGCTGCTATTCAAGAAAATATCCAAAAAGGTGGAGAGTTAACTGCTAGTCAAGCATCTAACGTACAAGCCTTTCTTTCTACAATGAATACACTACCCGAAGATACTAAAAGACAAATCACTCAAGGTTTAAAAGACGCTGGAATTGATATTGATGTAATAGGTGCTGCATTAGCGACACAAATGCAAAAACATGGTGTAACTTTAAATAATCAGTTTGCGAGTGGTTTATTATCAGAGAAACCAAGCGTTGATACAGCAATTCAAACAACATTGAATGCTGTAACTGATAGTGTAAATAGAACATCTTTATTTGCTCAAGGACAAAGTGTTATGTTAACTGGTCGTGATGGTTTAGCAGCAGGTAAGAGTGCTGTAGATGCAGCAACTGGGAATGTAATGGACGGAGTAAAAAACAAAGTTCAAACTACAGATATGAAACCAGCTGGACAACAAAAATCAGAAGAGTTAGCACAAGGTATTAAGTCTAAAGATGGAGATGTATGGAATGCAGCTCAACAAACAGCTAATCATGGTAGAGATGGTGCGAAATCGATAAGTTTTTGGCAACCTGGTTGGGAAATGGCAGCAGGTATGGCAGAAGGAGTATATGCAGGGAATGGTTATTTAAGTGGAGCTGTTCGAACAATCGTAGCGAATGCATTAGCAGCAGGACGTAGTGAAGCAGACTCACATTCTCCTTCACGTAAATTTAGAGATTATCTAGGTATAACAATGCCACAAGGTATAGCTGTTGGTATTGATAAAGGTGCAGATGAAGTGTATTCAAGTATGACTACAGTTATGAAAGGTGCTTTACAAACAGCTAAAGACTTTAATTTTAAAGATAAAATAGATAATGTGGTTGACTTCACAACAGCAGGTAACTATGCAATTCAACATAGTGTATCTCAAAATACATCAGTTATTGATACGTTAAACGTGTTAATAAACAAGGTTAACGATTTAGAGTTAAGAAGTGATGTTTACTTAGATGGAGATAAAATCGGAAATGCTACTTATAAACGACACGAGGTAATAGATAGGAGGTTAGGTTTAGTATGATAATTTGGAAAGATGAAACGATGCTTTTAGATACAGATACTTATAAACTTAACATAGGTATCTCTGACTTCAACGATTATAAGGGAGCTAGTGAGAAGTTGATAAAAACAGAAAGTGTTAGTTTTAATGATGTACACGTATATCGACCTAACACTTTCAACGGTTACTCTACTACAATGGATATTATAGTTAGAGAGAGTAAGAAACGTGAATTAATACACGCTTTAAGAAGAGGGAATAGACTTACTTTACCTAGAGAAAAAGGTAAGTTTAGAGAGTATTTTCTAGATGGAGAAATCAAGAATACTTATTACAATGCAGAGTTTACTAAAATTACTGTACCCTTATATCTTAAAGCGTTTGTTTATGAAAGAAACAAATATACAACTACAGTAACCACTGGTTTGATAAAAACTATTGAGAATACTGGAGATGTATATGCAGAACCTGTTTATACGATAAGAGGAACAGGAACTTTAGTATTTTTAGTAAATGATGTAAGAAACATTGTAAATAGTACAGAAGGTGGATATATCATTAACTGTAGAAACAAAGAACAGAATGTTACTGACTTACATGGTAATGCAAAAAACGTTACTAGTGAGTATGTAGGTAACTTCCCTGTATTTGAAAGTGGAACAAACAAAGTACAACTCATTCAAGGAGATAGCTTAGAAATAGAAGTATACTGGAGGAATTTAGATTGATAATTAGATTAGTCAACGAAAAAAACTTAGTTAAAGCAACAGAAGTAAAATTAATAAAAACTAGTGATTATCAAGATACATTGACTTTCAAGTTACCTATTGATGAAGAAATCGCTGTAGATGAATTAATCGGAGTTCGTACTAAAGTGATGAAACAAGACTATAGAGTTAAAGAGATAATCACTAAAGATAAGTATAGAGATGTATATTGTGAACATAAATTCTTTGACTGTAAGAATATCATTATACCTTATGTAGATGAAGCAAATAGAGGTACTACATCGTATAATAACTTTGAAAACTATACTAACTTGCAATTAATCGCAGGACACTTAAATAGGATAATGCGAACTAAAGGAGATACTGAATATAAGTTTACAACGGAAGTAAATAGAAGTGGTGTAATCGAGTGTGACGATACACCACTTTATGATTTAATTTTCGGAGAAAAAGGTATCTTAAAAACATTCAATGTAGAGTTAGTCTATGACAACTATAGAGTGAAGTTCGTAGAGAAAAGACCTAGTAAGAATACTGAAATACTTTTTCATGAGAAAAAGAATATTAGTGAGTTGCAAGCTACAGTAGATTTTAAAGAAATTATCACAAAATTACACGTTACATGTAAATATACACCTGAAACAACAGAGGAACAAAAGGAAGAGAAGGAACGTGCAAGAGCTGCAAAAAGGCTTGAAACATTCAATAAGAGTCAAGAACGAATAAGACAACGTGAAGAAAAACAAGCTAAAGAACGTGCTTTAAAAAGAAAAAAAGAAGAAGAAGATTATAAAGCTAATAGGAAGAAACCTAAGCGTACAAAAGCACAAATTCATGCAGAACACGTCCAAAGACAACAGGAACGTGAGAAACAAATTCTTGCTAGTAATGAAACTAGGAGAGCAGAGCGTGAACGTAAGTTTAACGAACGTGAACAACAACGAGCTGCACAACGAGTTACTAAAAAGCAAGAAAAAGAAAAACTGATTTTAAAAACTGTATATGTAAGTCCTTTAGTAGACCATTATGCAAGACCATATGAAGCTAGTTTGAGTTTTGATAGTAAAGAAATCAATAGTGAAGAAGCATTGATAGCATGGTGTCAAGCTAATATATTTACAGAAGAAGACCCTAGAGATGTACCTTTAAGTAATTTTAGCTTTAAACCTACTCTTGATAACTACAATGTAGATATTAACGATAGAGCTATGGTTAATTTTGAGTCTATAGATACAAATAAAGTAATACATTGTTGCAAGATTGAGTATGATGCATTACATGATAAGTACATAAGTATTGAGTTCGGAGAACTTAATAAGAGTACTATGAAAGAAGCTATAGGGACTCTGAATGCTAAAATATCAGAAGCAAAATCTAATATTTCAAATGGTTTAAATATGATAGATAGTGAGATTGAAGCATATGTTCAAAAGGAACTAGAAGCGTATAATGAATTATTTGATATTGATAAAGAAGAGTTAGAAGATACTATCAATCAAGGTTTTGAAGATGCAAAAATAGAAGCAGAAAAAGTCTATGGTACTATCAATACTGAATTAGAAGAACAACTAGCACCTATTAGAGAAGATGTAAGGAATACAGTAGAAGCGTATAACCAACAGTTACAAGCTACTAAGCAAGAGTTAGAAAAGAATAAAACTGACTCTATAGAGAAGTTAAAAGAATTAACTGATAGAGTGAACAATGTTCAAGATATATCTACAAACCCTACAGTAATTGAATTAAAAAAACAAGTTGCAGAAGCTAAAGAAAGTGGTAATAGTGTTAAAAGTAAAGTTACTGAACTAGAAGGCAGTATTACTAGAGAGTTCACATCTGTTAAATCTAAAACAGAAAATGATTTAAACGTTGTTAAAGCAGAGTTCACAAGAGGTGTAGATGGTTTAACTAGAAAGATTAGTTCTTTAGAAGAATATAAAAATCAAGATGGAAGTAGAACTGAAAGTCTAAAACAATGGGTACAACGTGATACAGCTAATCAATTAAGTAGAGAACGAACTGAAATTACTAGAATAGTTGATAATAAAGGTTATGTGAAAAATACTGAATTTAGTAGTAAGTTCAATGATAATGCACAAGGTATCAATAGGAAACTAGATGCACTTGAAACGTATAAAAATCAAGACGGAACAAGAACTAGTGCATTAAAACAATGGACACAAGATAATACAGCTAGTCAACTATCTACAGCAAGACGTAGTATTGAAAGTTGGGTAGACAACAAAGGGTATGTGACTACTTCTGTAATAAATAATAAAGTTCAAGAAACAGAAAATAGCTTTTATCGTGAAATTAATCGTGTTAGAAATAGTATCCCAACTAGTGTAGGTGGTAGAAATAGAGCTTTAAAAACTACTAAAGACTGGGGAGATTTTGTAAATGTAGAATCGGGAACAGGTTCGAATCTTAGAATACCACTTCATGTAGTGTTGGCAGATGGTTTGAAAGCAGGAGATAAACTACTAGTCAGTATGGAGTACTCTATTGATGATGTAGTGAGATTTGGTAACAGTAATATTACAGCAAACTTTCAAGCATTTGCAGATATAACACAATGGGATGAACGTGGAACACCGTTCAATCAAAGTATAGGAACTTTACAAACAGGACAAAACTATAGAATAGCTAGATTTGAAGTAGAACTAACTTCTGAAATGGTAAAAAATAACTATTGGAATTTAGAAGTGAGAGTAGATGGAGCAAGAAGTTGCAAGGCACACACAAGAAAATGCAAAATCGAAGTAGGTAACGTTTATACTGACTGGACACCAGCACCCGAAGATGTGGAACAAAATGTTAACGAGTTAAACTCATGGAAACAAACTACATCTCAAACTTTAAATACAGTTACTAGCACGTTAAATGACACTGTAAGACACTCACAACTGCAAATTACAGCAGACTCAATAAATTTTGGTTCAAACAAAGTTTTTAATGGAAGAAACCTTGCAAGTATGTTGTCAGTTAGTCCTGATAGCATTAAGGCTATTACTGATAAATTAGTAATTACACCAGCTAATGAGAACTTAGTGAGAATAAATCAACGTGAATTAGAATCTAGTGCAAGTAGAGATGTATTTATAACAGACGATATTTACGATGAATTATATGGAGGAGAAGAATTTTACTTTAGAGCGAAATTTTCTAGTAATATAGTAAGTACACAACCTTTTGGTATACATCTTCACGTTACTTATACAGATGGTAGTAAGAGTTGGCATTTTAACAATATGTACCCTATGGGAACATATGTATATTATGAGTTCGGTGCAGCAACTATAAAATTTAATATAACTGCAGGAAAAAAAGTTAAATCATATGCATTTTCACTTCATCAAGCGGCATGGGATAACTTTTCACCATGGAATGTATTTAAATTAGAACTATACAAAAAGAAAAGTGCGGAATTAATTGTTGATGGAACTATCGAAGGTAAGCATATCAAATCTTCTACTATTGAAACTGGACACTTTAAAGCTGGCAGTGTAACAGCGAACATAATAGCATCAGATGCAATCGAATCAAAACATCTTAAAGTTGATGATGGAATGATAGATAAACTTGTTTCTAATCAAGCCTTCGTATCTAAATTGTGGGCGAAAGAAGCATTCATCAACAATTTAAATTCAGTTAAAATCAAAGCTACTCAAATAGAAACAAACTGGTTAGCTGCATATACTGGTTTCATAGGTGGTTTCCGAATAGGACACAACCCTCATGATAATAGTTACTGGTTAACAGGAAGTAATAACTTTGAATGTGGAATCAACCAAGGGATAAATGTAGGAACTAGAGGTGCTCAACTTTGGGCAGCATGGGGAAATACATGGGAAAAAGCTGGTCCTAATGCATGGTGGGTAAATGCTCAAGGTGTAATGAGTTGTGGTAATACTGCAGCATTTTATAGAGGTATAAATGTATATAATGCTAGAATTGATACTCATGGTAATGATATTCAAGGAAATGCAAATAATGCAGGTTCAAAAACTACTGTTATTTGGTGGAGTCAAATCAATACTGTAAAAAGTAGAATTTCCGACAAACGTTTAAAAACTAACATTAAACCAACTAAAATAAATGCATTAGATACACTTAACAATATTGAAATCGTTGAGTTTAACTGGAAAAAGGATGGTAAGTTTGAAAAAATTGGAGCGATAGCTCAACAAGTTCAATCTGTAGATAAAGATTTAGTAGTACGTGATATGGACGATAAACAAACATACAACGACTATTTACGAATCAACTACTATGATACTATTCCTTATTTAATCAAAGCTGTTCAAGAGTTATCTACTGAAAATAAAGAATTAAAACAAAGAATTTTAAAACTGGAGGAAAAAGTAAATGGATAAACAAATACAACCTATTGACTTAATAGCACAAGAGTTGAGTCAAAAAACTATTGAGTTAGCTAATTATAAAGTAGCTTACGAACAACTATACTCTGAAAATGCTGAGTTAAGAAAACTAGAAGAACTAATTAACAAAAATACTGATTTGAAAGAATTAGTAGAGGAAATTAAAAACAAACAGGAGGTAATCTAATATGGCATTAGAATTAATTACAAGAACAGCATATCCCGAAGCTGGTGGTTATAGAAGTGTATCGGTAACATTTTCTATGAATAAGGGTACAGCGTATATAAACGGTGGTATTGATTTACCTGGTAAATTTGCAACAGCTAGTGAAGCAGAAGTACTAGAGGAAGTACGAAAACAAGTAGCACAACAAATTTATACTGGAGAAGCAACACCAGCACTAGTAGCTGAATATGCTAACTTAAACAAACAAGTAGGTATTCTTGCTAATAATAAGCAAGATACAGTCGAACGTGAACGAGCGTTAATCAAACTTGTTTCTAAAATCAACAAAGGTAATGATAAAGTGCTTATGGCATTGCTATTAAACGTTTTAGACCCTAAAACAATTAATGCAAACAAAGAAGTAATTATCAATGCTTTTGATAATTATGAAGTAAATGTAGATTATTCAGTAGGAGATAAATTCAAGTACGAGAATAAACTATATGAAGTGTTAGTAGAGCATACGAGCTTTGCAGAGTGGCTTCCAAGTGCAGAACCTACTAAATATAAGGAAATCACGTTAGAACGTGCAGAGAACGTAAATAAAGAGCAATTAGAAGATGATGCAAACAGATATATCACAAAATCACAATTAGATGAAGCATTAACAAAAACTGTTCAAACAATTATGGAACAATTAGCTCAAGATGATGAAGGAGGACAAACAGATGAACATCACGGAGAAAGTAATAACAATGTATCACACGTTGAAGGGGGTAGTGAAAGTGCGAATTAATTTTAAAAACAAAGTATATAAAACGAACGATTTTCTAGTAGAAATGTATGTAGGACTATTAGTTACTGGTAAAAAGACTTTAGAACAAGTACCTAACTATGGTAATTTACGTGTAGTAGTGCAGGGAGAAGTTGATAGAATTAATAGAGAGTGGGAAGAAAAAGAAAAAGCTAAAAAAGAAGAACTAGAAAAAATTGAGAAAGAAAGAGAAGGACACGCTGAATAGCGTGTTCTTTTTTTAGAGGTAGTCAATGGAAAACTTTATATGGCAATTTATATTGCAACTTTTTACAGTTGCTATCATACCATTAGTAAAAATATGGTTTGACAACAGCAATAAACAAATGACAAAACAGTTTGAACAGCTAAATAAGGAAGTAAAGAGTACTCAAGATAAAGTAGATGAAGTTACACAAATAGGACTACAAAATAGAGCATCTAATAAAAGCATTATTTCATATAGACTTCATAAGGAGTTTGGAGAAGCAATAGAGCGAGGATATACAACTGTTGAAGATTATGAAGAATTAAGTGCTTTATATACTAGTTATAAAAATATAGGTGGAAACGGAAAGATAGAAGCATTGTATAAACGCTTTAGAAATCTACCTATACACAAACAAGATGAATAGGAGGTGTAAAGATGAAAAAATTAGTAAGAACAAGTTTAGTAAATACACCGAATAGACGTGGTATTAAAGACTTGAATATTCAGTTTTATTCACATGATAAGAATAATGCAGGTTTTGAGTTTGTAATTAAAAATGAAACTGATTTATCTGAATATACAGCTAAAGTCTTATATCACTTTGTGTTCTCCGACTCAAGATGGGAAAGTGAAGGGACTATAGAAGGGAATGTAGTTAAAGCTACTTTCAATACTGATTTAATAGCAAGATGTGAAGAAGTATTAGGTTATCTATTCTTAGATAGTGAGAGTAATTCATTAGATGTGTTTAAATTCAAATTCAATGTAGTGTTATCAGAAATAGATAAGAATGAAGTTGAGAAAAGAAAAATCAAGCACGTTGCAGATATTGAAGCACTAGAGCTTGTAACACGTTCTGAATTAAGAGATGAACTATCTAAAATACAAGTTACTGGTGGAGTAGATTTAAGTGGTTATTTAACTACTAAAGTTGCAGAAGAAACTTATGCTAAAAAGACTGATTTACCTACACCATATAATGATAGTGCATTAGTGGAACGTGTAACTAATCTTGAGAATAAAACTGATAAAGATACAGTATATGATGATACAGCTTTAAAAGAACGTGTTATAGCGTTAGAAAGTAAAGCTATTGAAGGTGGAGCATATGATGATACTGATTTAAGAAATCGTGTTGTAGCTTTAGAGAACAAACCTACAGTAGATACTTCTCACTTCATAACAGATGAAACTCTTGAAAGTAAAGGTTTCTTAACTACACATCAAGATATAAGTAATCTTGCTACTAAAGAAGAACTAGATAAAAGAGTTACTAAAGAGGAACTGGAAGAAAAACATTATGTTACTAACGAACAAATTTCTTCTACTTATGCAACAAAATCAGAAATACCACAACCATATAGTGATACTGAATTAGTTAAACGTATAACTGTATTAGAGAATAGACAAGATAATGATACTGTATATGATGATGCAGAATTAAAAAGACGTGTAACAGCATTAGAAGAAAAACCTAGTGCTGACACGTCTAATTTTGTTACTACAGCAGTTTTAGAAAGTAAAGGTTATCTGACTACACATCAAGATACTTCAAACTTTGCTTTAAAATCAGAAATACCACAACCATATAATGATAGTGCTTTAGTGAGTAGAGTACAAGCGTTAGAAACTAAACAGGATAACAATAGAGTCTATGACGATACAAAAGTTAAAGAACGATTAACAGCATTAGAAAGTAAACCTACAGTAGATACATCAAACTTTCTAACTAAAAGTGAGTTAAATACTTTAAGACCATTGCCAACTTTATCTCTTAATAACAATACATTAAGTATTGCTGGAGGGAATAGCGTTGTATTACCTAGCAATAAGCCGTTAACAGGAAATGGTACACCTGAAGGTAAAGTAATCGCAAACCCTGGAGATACTTATATAAATAATAACGTATCATTAGGAGATTATTATTATTACAAGGAAAGAAATCCTGGTAGAAATACAGGTTGGAAAGTCTTGTATGGAAGTATGGGAGTTAACATTAATCTAACTACTGGAGGAAGAATTAGGTTTGCACGTGAAAATTATTTTGTAAATGTATCTATAACTGATTTAACTATATCTTTAGAAGCGTTAAATAGTGGACAAGGACGTGATTTTTATCAAGAAGGAGAAAACGTAGTAATCAGATTTATACCAACCAAAAAATTTGATGCGAGAGAAAGTATTATCCCTCAAGGCTTCAGACCTTCGGGAAACTTCCTTGTGCCAGCTTATAACAAAAGTGGAGATAGCATAGGACTATTTAAGTTTGAACAACTTTACGGAATAGTAAAACTGATTTTAAATGATATTACATTATCTAATGTAACTAGTGAAATGTTAAAAGGAATCAATTCAGGCTTAATAGTATATCCGACACAAGAGGCATGGATGACAAAATTACCATAAAGGAGGTAAAATTTATGGAACAATTACAACCGATTTTAATTACAGCAATAGTATTTGCACTTAACTTACTAGGTAAGTTTTTAAAAGAATGGAAAGTGTTCCCTACTGAATTAATACCACAAGCACTAGGAGTGCTAGGTGCTTTAGTAGGAATTGTATTGTTTAAAGATGCTAATGCAGTTTTATTAGGACTGGGAGCAGTTGGAGTACACCAAGTCTATAAACAATCAAAAAATGAAGATGTAACAGAAATTAAAAAAGAAATTGAAAATGGAAAAAATGGTTAATTTTTCCGTTTTGAACTAACAATTACTTACCAAAATGGAAAAAACAACTAAATTTTCCATTATCAAAACAAAAAAACGGAGGTTATTAAATGGTAACAGTAGTAGAAATTATTAACGAATCAAAAAGAATTGCAAACTTAGGTATTGGAGTAGACCAAGACGGAGTGTACGGTACACAATGTGTTGATTTACCTAACTACTTATCAAGTAAATACTTTGGTAAAGCCTTATGGGGTAATGCTATCGATTTACTAAATAGTGCAGCTGGACTAGGATATAAAGTAGAATACAATGAAGTAGGAAATTTAGATAGCAAACCACGAGCTGGAGCTATCTTTGTAATGGATACAACGTATATCTATGGACATCCTTTCGGACACACTGGAGTTGTTATCGAAGATAGTGATGGTTACACTATGAAAACTATTGAACAAAACGTTGATGGTAATGCAGATGCATTATATGTAGGTGGACCAGCACGATATATGGAACGTAACTTTGATGGTATTGTAGGTTGGTTCTATTATCCTACTGATGACAACGAAGTAGTAGAAGAAAACTCTGATTTAATCTCACTTCCCGAAGTTCGTACATATACTGTAGGAGTAGACAAACTTAACATTAGAAATGCACCATCTACTGATGCAGAAATCGTAGGAACTTATGAAAAAGGAGATGAGTTCAATTATATGGAGTTCTGTAATGCGAACGGATATGAATGGTTATCATATGTATCTTATAGCGGAGAAAGACGTTATGTAGCTTCTATGGACTTAGAAACGTTTGAAACTCACGGAACATGGAAAAGAAAATAATTGATTATTCATGTTAAATATGGTATTATTAAGAAATAATAAAATAATACATTACTAATAAGAATAAATAAATTTTTCCCTAAACACCCTCTATCATTTTGGTAGGGGGTATTTTTTTATGCATAAAAATATGTTAAAATATACAAGAGGTGGATATGATGAACAAGTATTATTTAAATGATTATGGCAATATAAGAATGAAAGAGTTTCTATTAAGGAACGGAGATATTAAAGAAGATGGACAAGGTATATATGTTGTAGATACAGAAGACTTTCAAGACTTTCAAGAGCAGTTTGATAGTTTAGAGTATTTTAAATCTGTACAAAAATTTGTACAGATATTTGAGTTAGAGTATATGTTGTCTAAAGGAAACTATGTTTACTATGTAAGAGTAGTGGAGGATGATGGCAACAATGTATTTAGTTTAATATATGAAAGTCAAGATAGTTCTGACAATGTGACTATGGAAGATGTAGTAGAAATTACACACGGAGATATTTTAAACGAGAACATTGACTTATAA